TTTCATTAACAATATTGCAATTACACCGGGTGGTATGCCGGCTTTAGATTTGGTAATTCAATTACTGAATGTTGAGAACATTTACTTTCCACAATTTTATTGGGGTTCGTATTCTAAGATGGCAACCATAAGACAGAAGTCTTTTTCTTTTTACGAATCGTTAGAATTCATTGACCCATCGACTTTGAGTGAGTCTTCTTGTATTTTTATCTGTGACCCAAATAACCCTACGGGAGTTAAGATGGATGATAATATACTATTCAGAAAGATATATGAGATATCTATGACAGGAGCCATTATCATCTTTGATTCACCGTACAGAAAATTATTTTACGATGATGACTTTTTTGATAAGGTGGCCCATTTGGATAACATAATCATTACCGAATCATTTTCAAAATGGGTGGGGTTATCCGGATTGAGAATGGGTTTTATTTTTTGTAAGGATAAGGACTTTAATTCAGAACTAAACATTAGATTACTCTATGAATTTAATGCAGTCTGTTCACCTTCTCAAATGATTATTGAAAAGGTTTTAACAACTCCCGAGGGAAGAACATCACTCAACATATTCAAGGAAGTTACCACAAATAACATTAGAAAAAATATTGAATACCTCAAAGAAAAAGATTTACTGGTGAAAGAGATTTATGGTGACACGTCACCCATGGGTATTTTTGCTGTTATCAATAAATCAGAAGATTATTTGTTTCAACATAGAATCGGTGCCGTGGGTCTTGATAAGTTTGTTTATCACGACAAGGATTTGTGGTCATCATATTCTCGAATCTGTGTGTCCGTTCAACATGAATTATTCAAAAAATATTTAATAAACATAAAATAAAATAACATGCAAACACTAGTTTTTAACACAACAAACAAAGAAGTTAAACTTTACGAAGGTGAAAAAAGTCACACCAAATTATTAGACATTATTACTAATGTACCAACCGTTAGAGTATCCGAAAACGGTTATTATGAAGTCATGAAAAAAATGGAGGTTGAGGAAAAAAATGCACCCGTCTTAAGAGTTCCGATTTCACATACAAATATGTTTATTGAAAAATAAAATGGCTAAATTCGTACCGAGCAAATATCAAAAGGATATTTTTAATTTCATCTTAAAAGACAATCGCAACGCGGTAGTTTCCGCTGTTGCCGGCAGTGGTAAAACAACCACATTGTTGAAAGCATTGGATTTGATACCTGAAGATAAGTCGGTATTATTTTTAGCATTCAATGTCAGTATTAGAGATGAGTTGAAAAAAAGAATTCCTGAAAATAAAAATATCGACGTAAAGACCGTCCATGGTTTTGGTTACACAATCATGAGGAATATGTACGATTGTGCTGTAGATGAAAAGAGTTTAAAATACCGTAATCTTTTTTGGGACATAGTTAATTTTTTCAATGGGGAGAAACCTGATGGTCTTGACAAATATGGTTTTAATGAAGAACAATACAAATACATTAAAAACATATTTGATGCATCACAAGGTGAGAATATTGACAAATATAAATTTGCTAGTGATGTGGTATCCCTCTGTAATTTATCAAGACAACATTTAGTTAATTTCGAGATAAAACCAATTGGTGTTGGTGAGATAAACAAGATTGCCGAAGTCCACTCAATTAATAATCAAGATGGGGAATCCACGGTTGCTTGGTACCTCTCAAAATTAGGGATGTCATATCTTAAGGTTCTTGATTATACTGATATGATTTCTTTACCAATCCTTTTAAATCACCAAGGTGAAACTTATGATTTTGTTTTTATCGATGAGTGTCAGGATTTAAATACCTGTCATAGATTTCTGATGCAGAAGGCTATGAAATCTGATGGTGGTAGATTCATTGCAGTTGGTGACCCGAAGCAAGCAATTTATGGTTTCGCGGGTGCCGACCACGAGTCATATCAGAAATTAAAAGATTTACCAAATACCATTGAACTACCTCTATCTTATACCTATAGGGTTTCACCTGAAATTCTTAATTTGGTTAGACACTTGAATCCGGCAATCATTGCTCACACTAAGAATAGACCGGGTAGAGTTGTTGAGAACTTTTCTTACAAGGATATACAAGATGGTGACATGGTTTTATGTAGGAATACATTTCCTGTGGTGGCCTTATGTGTAAGGTTATTGAGTGAGGGTAAAAAATCTTACATCATTGGTTCAGATATCGGTAAGTCTTTGAAGACTATGATATTGAATTGTAATAGGAAGAGTGAAGAATATAACATGACAAACGTATTATGTTGTTTAATCAAAGACAAAGAAAAGTTAATTGAGAAAATAATGTCAAATCATACCATGAAAAGGAATGAAGCTCTCGAAGATAGTCAGGTAATCCTTTTGGGTGAAAAGATTCAAGTTATTGAAGCTTTATCACATGGTATTGATGACCCCATGGTTGTGGTTAAAAAGATAGAGGACATATTTTCTGACGATAAGAAAAGTGGTATTTGTCTTAGTAATGTACATAAATCAAAAGGTCTCGAAGCGGAAAGAGTTTTTATTATTCACCCCGACTTATTCCCATCAAAATATGCAATCTTACCTTGGCAAATTGAACAGGAGAGGAACCTTGAATATGTTGCTTACACAAGGGCAAAAACAACATTAGGTTTTGTTACCGATTTCGACGCATTCACAAGTCATAAGACAAGAGAAATTGATGCGTCAAAAATTAAAATAAGTAATCATATTGGTAAACCCGGTATGAAAATGTATTTGGAGTTGACGGTGTCTGATAAAAGAATGGTAGACTCTCAATACGGAGGAAAAGATGTGGTTTATGATTTAGTAGATAAAAATGGAAATATCTTTACTAAATGGGGCGAGATAAGTGATGAATACCTATCAGGTCGACACAGCAGTGATGTTGGGGTAAACTCCAAGGTTTGTTTTTACGCAATAATTAAAGACCACAGCCAATTTAGAGGTAATAAAATCACGAAATTGGGTAAAATATCTCAATACTAAATTGATAATTTAAAACACTTTTATTATATTTGAACCATGGGATGCGATATACATGCTTATTTAGAAAAGTACACTTCGGTAAACGGGGTAAACAAGTGGGTCAATGTGGACCATTGGCAGATAAACCCAAACTTTGGTGTTTATGAGGATGAACGCGAATATGAATTAATATCATTTTATTGGGGAAGGAACTATGATTTGTTTAGTATTCTTGCTGAAGTTAGGGGTTCCCATGACCCAATTGATGAACCTCGTGGATTGCCAGAGGATGTGACGGACACCACACGAAAAGAGTTTGAAAAATGGGGTCGAGACGCTCACACGCCATCTTATTATACATTAAAAGAACTCAAAGATTATCTATACAACAACTCAGACAATGAGGAAATTGTAACCACACTATCTTACTTCGTTCAACCTATGGAAAATAGATTCAGAGAAGAATTTTGGATAACAAATGATGATGAAAAAAGATATACTGTAAAGGAAAACGCATTTAGAGTTGTATTTTGGTTTGACAATTAAAACTTATGGACGATAAATTATATAAAGCAGCGGTAGACTTCGTAAACAGATACGAATCAGGAAGTGTTAGTGAACACATAATCAATATTATTGTGTCCGTTATGAGGACAAGAGATGGTATTGGTCCTGTTGGTGGTAGTTTTGTACAATGTGTTGTAAATAACGACTTGTACGGAGCAATGGTCAGGGCGGATGGTGAATGTTTGAAACACATAAAACTAATTGCCCTTTCAAGAAATAATTGTTTCCTTGAAGTTTAATTTTGTTTTTTGAAAAAAATACATTATAATTAGAATATGAAAAAATTAACACTGATATTATTTCTCGGCGTAATTTTTATGTCTTGTAAATATAAATCCACGTATGAAGACACCAAAGTAAAATGTGTAATTGATTCCGTAGAATATCACGGTGTTGGTCAAGATAACACCCTACAAACCACACCATATTGGAAAGTATATCTAAGAGAACCAAAAATAAAAATAACCACATATAGATGTTACAGCAAAGGTGACACTATCACTATAATTGAAAGAAAAGTAAAAAAATAATATATGATTAACAGAACCCTATCACCCGAATGGAAATTATGGATTTGGTCAAACATCGTGAACGGATATGATAAAGAATCCATCTTCAATGTTTTACTCAATAATGGTTTCGAATACAATTTGATTAAAAAAGAATTGGAAATTGAACCAACGAACGCATTAATTTGGCAACGACAGTACACCCAAGAAAATCTGAATCAACCATACGAAGTTGAATTATACCCATATAATAAATCTTTGTGTGATAATCCGAGAGCGTACAGAATTGAAAATAATTTAGTTGAGATTTATCATTTTCCTGAGATATTAACTATTCAGGAATGTGACGACTTAATTTCAATGACGGATAAGAAATTAAATTCACAAAAGAAATCAAAAGACGCGAAACAAAATTTAATTTATAATTTGGATAAAAAATCTGACATATATAAAACCATCAATGAAAGATTGAATAGTATTGTTGGTATGTTAGATTCTTATGGTGAAGACATTTATATTCAAAAAATAACTCCCGAATTCTTGTATGAGGAAAGGTTTGATTTTACTATACCTCCTGATGTGGAAAACGATAAACTTTTTCCTCGTATGGGTCACAGGATGTGGAGTATCCAAGTATCATTGAATAACATTACTGATGGTGGTCACTTAACATTCCACTCTATAGATAGAAGTGTTAAACCGGTAAAAGGAGAGGCGATAATATGGAAAAATATTTACCATGATATGGCACCAAACCCATACACAAAACACACACACTTCCAAACAAATGAAGGTGATAAATATGTTTTGTTCAAGTTTTATCGAATGGCTGATGGTAGTCAGGTTATAAAAGATGGACAACAAGAAATTGAAATTCAACTAGATGAGATTAATTAATATAATATTCATCTTACTTGTTCTAAGTACAAGTTCGTGTGGTGAACCTAACGCTCGTCAGGTAATGACTGAAAAAAATACACCACAATCAATTAATCTTCCCAATCAATCTGATTACAGAGTGTATGAATGGAACCATAAAGGTCACACATATTTAATAATTGATAGAAGTCATGGTTCAGGAATCACCCACGCAGGACACTGTGAATGTAACAACAAGTAATTTAACACCTGAACAAGAGGATATCTTGTGGTGGGAACATTACGAAAAAATTTATTATTTAAATACGGATAATGGGGAGTCTCAATTTTCATGAGGATATAAAAATAGGATTGACCAACGAACAAGTTGTAATTGATTTATTTGAAAAGGAATACAACGCAAAATGTGTTGGTAAAAGTGAAAAAGAAATTGGTAACCACAAAGAGTTTGATTTAATATTCGATTTCCCAACAAAATCAAACGTAATTGCCGAGGTTAAGACTGAAGATAAGTGGGTACAACCCGGGAAAACTTTACCAAATGGTGCTTATTTTCCTGGTATTGATACAGGGAATCTGTGTATTGAATTTAGAATGCACGGAAAAGACAGTGGAATCATGGTTACCAAATCAGATTTGTGGGTAATTGTGTTCATGAACATAGGTGAAGTGTGGATAATCAAAACTGAAAAATTAAGGAAACTAATTTCCGAAAATAACTTTAATATAAAGATTGGTGGTGATGAGGTTTACGCTGGTACAAACACCCTTATTCCTGAAGAAAAGAGGTCACACATGTACCTTATCCCAAGAAAGAATTACCAAAGTCATTTCACAATTTTGAAATACTAATTAGAACCTGAACTAACAAAGTCACGAAGTATTTGACCCATCACGTTAGCAAAATTCAATTCTAACAATTCATCCTGAGTAACGAATCTCAGGTATTGACCTTCATTTAACGGGATTTCCTCAATTGGTTTATTGATTACACCTCGGAAAAGATATTTTACATTGGGGGTTACGTCACCTTCTAAACAAACATATTTTTTCCAAAAAGAAAAACTTCTTAAGTCATTCGTACTTTGTTCAATTTCTTCCATCATTTCCCTTTTAAGTGCTTCAATTGGTGTCTCTCTTTTTTCAACATGACCACCAACTAAGTCCCAGTGATTAGGGAATGGGATATCGGGATTATTGTCCCTGAGGTAAACCAAATATTTACCTTCTAAATTTTGGAGAATTATTTGAGATATTTGTACCATAGCTTTGAATTATAAAGATAAATATTTATACTTTACTTATGAAAGTATTTTTAATGACTATAACCGCCTTATTTTTATTAGTTATGTGGTTATTCTCCACATCATTAACTGTAGGTGGTAAACACGATTTTACGGCATTTAAGTTCAAATCTATTTTTTACTGGGTTTCGATAATAGTATCTTTTATAGCGGGATATTTAATAAGATAAAGTTTATTAATTTAATGAGTAATTCCGAAATTCATGAGCATTATGGTTGGTTAGCATTTAATGGAGGATTTTTCCATGAATGGAGAGACGAGGTTGCTAATAGATTAAAATCATTGGACCCCTTTGAAAGTGTTAGAGATGACATTAGGGCTGATTTGTCTGTTAAAGTTTTTAATGAAATGTTGGACCAAAAAGAACAACTTGAATTAGGTGAATAAATTACTTTATGAATTTTTCGGAGAAAGTTAAATTATTAATTGATAAAAGATATACATCCCCATTTCTTAAAAGACATCAGGGTGATTATTTTTGTAATAAATGGTGGTGTCATAAGGTTCAAATTTCTACAATTCCATTGTCTGAAATTAAGAGCAATATAAAATCAATACAATTAAATGAACCCATTTATAGACAAATAGAGTACGAAATATTAGAAAAGGGGTTTGACTATAATAAAAGTCACATTTATGTAACCTCAAAAAAATACATTGTAGACGGTCATCACAGGTATTTTATATTGAAAAAACATTTTGATGATTCCCTATTAATTACTGTTTATATTTTAACGGAAATGAATAGTCGGTATAGTTACATTTTCAAAGTTTCTTTAGTCCATTTATTCGTGTGGTTTTATAGAACACTGTTTAGAAGGGAAAAAGGTCAAATTATAGAGTTAGACATGTAGTTCTTACAATATTCTAATATTTATTATAAAACAATTTAGAAAATGGTTAATTTTAATTTATCAAAAGAAGAAAAAAATAGAATTCTATCTTTACATGAGTCACATAAAAGAATTCATGGTACCATCATGTCAGAACAAGTTGCACCCACAGGACAACAACCAACAACCGCAAAACCTACACAATCAAAGTATAAATTACCTGAAATTACTGACGACACAAAATTTACTACGTTTGTGACAGTAAATGGTACAGAAGATATGAGACCGAGTGGTTTATATAATGCGGCAGACAATTGGTGGAAAACAGATGTTGCTCCAAAAAGAAAGGCGGGTACCTTAACTAATCAACAGATAATTGAGTATACAACATCATATACCAAATGGACAAATTTTATTGACGTAATTGCTAAACAACTTTTGAGTATGTCTGCTTTCCAAGGTTACAACGCGGAGTCATTTAAAACATTAGACAACAGTATAATAACGAGACACTTAGATTTACAAAAAGTTCCTAAACCATACAACGATACTTGGGAATCCATCATTGAACAATACGTAGGTAGTATGCAATCATTAAAAAATGGTATGTCTCTATTGATTACACAACAACTCAATAGGATTAAATAAAAATTAATACAATAAATGAAAGGGGAGGTAACTCCCCTTTTTTTATTTATTTAAGTTTGTTCAGATAATTATTGGTATGAGAATAGATGCTCTTTTTATTTCAGATGTACATCTTGGAACCAAGGGTTCTAACTCTGAAATGGTTTTAGATGTTTTAAAAAAATATGAACCCGATTATCTTTTTTTAGTTGGGGATATCATTGATGGTTGGATGTTACAAAAAAGATTCAGGTGGAAACAAAACGACACCAATGTAATCAGAAAGATTTTGTCACATTCAAAAAGAGGTTCTAAAGTCATTTACATAACAGGTAACCACGATGAATTTTTGAGACAATACAACGACCTATCTTTAGGTAACATTGAAATATGTGACGAATATAAGTACGGTAATGTTTTTATCTGTCACGGTGATATGTACGATGGTGTTGTTAAATTGAAATGGCTAGGAATATTGGGTTCAATAGGATATGATTTAGCAATTTCAATTGACCAAACCCTAAAGAAATTTGGTCACAAACGTTCTCTGTCTAAGTTTTTAAAAGATAGCGTTAAGGAGGCGGTTAAATTCATTACCAGCTTTGAAGTTGAATTGGTGAGACAAGCCAAAAAAAGAGGTTGTGACACTGTGATTTGTGGTCACATACACAATCCCGAAGATAAGATTATTGAAGACATTAGATATCTAAACTGCGGCGATTGGATTGAAAATAATACGTACATTGTACATAACAATGGTGAATTTAAAATCCATAAATATGACACTTTACCGTCCCCTAAAAATTAAAAATAAAATCACAATCGTGATTCCTTGTTATAATGAGGATAAGTACATAAAAAAAACTATTGACTCAATTTACAAACAAGTTCTAATTGATGGAACAAAGGTCATAATCGCCGATAATCATTCAACAGACAGAACAAGAGGTATTATAAATAATCTATCTAACATGTATTCAGATAGATTAAAAATCCAAATGATTGATGGTGGTAGAGTTGCCCAAGCGAGAAATCTTGGTAGTAACTTAGTGACAACCGAATACATTCTTTTTATGGATGCAGATACTCAGTTGTTTAGTCACACCGCCATCCATGATGCGATGGAAGAAATGATGTACCAAGACTTAGACCTTCTAACCTTTAAGCTGAGGTCTATATCCCGTGATTGGAAATCCAAATTAGCGTTCGCTAGTTTCAACATTGTAAATAAAATAGTGAGTAAATTCACCCCATTTGCCGTCGGTACGTTTTTTATGACAAGAACAGATAGATTCGTAGAGTTGGGTAAATTCAATGAAGAGTACCATCACAGTGAAGACTTTGGACTGAGTAAGAAGTACAATCCAAGAAAATTTAAGATATTTGAACATTATATTGGTCAAGACGACCGTAGATTCAAGAAAATGGGGTATTTGGGTATGGTCAAATTACTTATCAAATCCTTTTTTAATAGGAAAAACGAAGAATATTTCAAAAAAGATATTGGTTATTGGTGATTTCAAAAAAAATTTTGAAATGTAAAATATTCTTTTTATTATTGTCTCATGATTACATTTTTACTCACTATTGTTTGTATACTATTGTATGCAATCAACGAAAACATTACAAGAAATAAAAAACCATGACCCACACCAATATACAGGTCCACGAATACTTACAACCACACTACAAGTGGAATCTAATATCAATGGCATTCTGTGATAGGATGTTGATTATTATGATTTCAAATGGTTGTAGTGCTAAGGAGATGTTGGATATTGAGAAATACTTAACAGACAACTTGTTTTATAAACATGAAGAAACCAATGTCTATTATCGATTAAAAAGTAGAGGTGGTGATTTTGTAAATCCCATGATTTTTGACAAGGAGAATGGTGATGCTCGTGTGGAGATGACAAAAAGATTTTTAGGTAGACAAGTTCAATAATTTTAAATTAACTTTGTATGGTGGTACATAAAAAAATCCGAGATGCTTACAATGAGTATCTAAAATGGTTTGATAATTTAGGTATAAACCGAGAGTACATAAGAGAAACAAAAATTAAAAACTTAAGTTCTTTCGCTCAAAAATTAATTGATGATGATGAACTATACTTGATGTTTGGGGATGAATGCACCATTCAATTAACGGTTATTGAAAGGCAAGACATATTCAAGGAAAAATATCCACATATGTTAGATATTTTATCTCATCGTCACTATGATGATTACTCAATTCCTTCACGAAAACTAATCAAATGAAATATATACTAAAAACCTATGGGTGGAGTGCCGAGTTTATCGGTAAGAAACTCACCAACGAACAAGTCGAACAGATTGAACTCATTAAAGAAGAAAACGGTTACGACGAACTATGGGAAACCAGATTTGATTTAGAAAGTCTCGACATAGACATCTATGATGGTGATTTGTTCCATATTAATAAGGCGTTGGACAACGACACCATGATTTTTGAGTTGGAAGATGAAAATGGTAATCCTGTTTTGTCTTTTGGTATTGGAGATATTAAAACCATATCCTCAATAAATGAGGATTGGGACGATTATGTTTCACATCGTGGTTATCCGATTGAGAAAGATGAAAACATATTCTTAACCGTTGATGAAAATAAAGGTGGTATATTTGAATTCGAGATTGAATCCGAATCGGTACCAACTGTTGAGGACTTCACATATTGCCACGGTTCTGTGGACTTTCCCGATGGTGATTGGGATTACATCGATAGAATATTCTATAAGGGTACGGAATTAGAACCATCAGATTTTTTAGACAATTGGGGTAAAGCATCTCAAATGAACATTTTCAGATTTGAAGAAGAATAACTCAACGTGTAAAGAATGTCCTTGGGTTGTTAAAAGTAAAAACAACGATGTTGTAACCCGTTTCTCCAAGAGAATGGAAAGACCTCACGCTTGTCACATGATACATAAAAATATTTGGGATGTTTCACCTAACAATATGTGTAAGGGTTACCAAGATTATATAAACAGTGTGAAAGACCAATAGAATGTCATTAGGTGAATACAAATTACTTAAAGGTTACACCATTCCACCACCTCCACGTTTTAATATAAACAGTGGACTACATTGGGTCCCACAACCCTCAATAAGAATTTGTTCATCTCATCACTTCAATAATGAGTATAGGGTTAACGAAAACACATTTCAATGTCGTGTTATTACTGTTGATTCAATTAATAGAATAGTTAGTAATCCCAACCTTGTATTATTCTTGTATAAAGCGATATCCATAGAAACGAGAGAAGAATATGGAATTTTAAATAATTTTAATGTACCAATGGACACACCAATGAGATTGATTGCATATATTTTAGATTTAAATAACTAAAATATTTTTGGATATTCCAAAATATACATTATATTTGTAACCAAATAGAAATTTATGGTGATTCTACTAACATACATAGGATTTGGTTTATGGTTTATTGCCGGTTACAAAGCGGGCGAATACAAAACAAAGAAAGAATATCTAAAGAAACGTTCCGAAACAGACAACGGATAGTGTGTCCAACACGATGAGAAACGGAGTGATGTCCGTATGGAAGAGTTGGAGATTAGTATACGCAGAATCTCCCGGTTGACTGCCGAGACGGTAACATCCCTCAGGAAGGAGAGTCAAAAAGTTTATTCCTAACCCGAAAGGGGACAGCCACAATACCTGAAAGTTGGATAAATTAGGGTATTTTTTTATGATTTTTTTGGATTTATTGAAAATATTATTATATTTGAGTCAGAATAATTTAATACCATGAACTTATTTAATGTTGGTCAAAAAGTCAAATACAAAGGAATGGATTGTTTAATTACAAACGCATCCATTGCTCGAGGTAAGTACTATGAGTTATCACCAATTGGTAGAAACCAATATTTTACGGTGGGTTGTTGGGAAATTGAAACAACTTAAAACTTATAGTAATGGAAAATCAAGGTAGAAGAAAGGACCAAATTGAATTTAGTGAAAAAATGATTTTTTGGTCCGTATCAGGAATTATAATAATTCTTATCATAATACTGATACTTAGATTAGTAGGATTAGCATAAAATGAAAATATTTAAATCATCAGGTTACACAGAAAACGACACCATGTGCACAGGAACTATTTACAAATTTCAGAACCGTTGGTTCTTTCGTTACATTTTAATGTTCGACGACGAGTACACCGATATACCGGTGTCCGAAGAATCTTTACCAAAATCAAAACACATGACTGATTTTTACTCGTCAGGTGTTAGAGTCAATGCTCGTATTGTTACAAGGCAAGACGAAGAAGGTATTTCTTTTCACGAAGCAATCCTTGTAGAATGATTGATAACTTCGAATTAATTAAACCACTTCTGAACTTCGAAAATGAGGGTGACTTTTACATGCTCTACGTTTTCAAAAGGAAAAAAGACCAAATCACTGATAAGGCAAATCATCAGTCGGTTCGTACAATCAAAACATATTGTGTTGAGAGTATTGAATATCTTGAAAAGAGATACGAGGAAATCAAACAACTATGTGACATGTTTAAGTCTCGAGCATACATTCATATTCAAAAACAAAATCACCATGATGTGTCTTTGGAGATGATGGTTGCACTGGCAAACAAAATTCGTAATGGACAACACAGACAACAACACTTATTTGATTCAGTTGTTGGTCAACTCAAGACTTTGGAAAAACGTTGGATTGTTGATATAGATACCAAGGACGAAGAGGCGGTACATAGAATTGCTCGTTTGATTGATAGGTTACGTCCCGAAGGTGCCAAAATTGAATCCGTTATACCAACTAAAAGTGGGTATCACTTCATCACTAAACGATTTGACGTGATGGAGTTCAATAAGATTATGTCTTTACAGGGAGATGTTCCTGATATTCAAAAGAAGAACCCAACCCTACTTTATTTACCCGATTGTTTACATCAAGATATAGAACATGTTTAAGTTTTACGAAGTTGGAGGAAAAGTGAGAGATGAAATCTTAGAATTAGAATCTAAGGATGTGGATTATGTTGCGGTACCATCTGATGAATTACTAAGAGATGTTAGTTCTGCACATTCAATGTTTGACGTTCTTGAAGAATTTCTTAAACTTGAGGGCTTTGAAATCTTTTTAGTTACCCCTGATTGTTTCACAATTCGAGCAAAGTTCCCAAAAGAACACAAGTACGAAGGTGTTGCCGATTTCGTCATGGCGAGAAAAGAAGTTGGATATATTCCCGGCACAAGACAACCAATTATCAAACCCGGTACTTTGTTCGATGACTTAGAAAGGAGAGACTTTACACTCAACGCATTGGCAAAAGATGAAAATGGTAAGATAATCGATTTCTTTAATGGGTTGGAACATTTAAAGAGGGGTATGTTGGTAACACCATTAAATGTTAATGAAACATTTAACGATGACCCGCTTCGTATTCTAAGAGCCATCAGATTCTCTATCACCAAAGGATTTACAATTGGTGCGTTCATGGATTTAGTAATTCAAGATTATGATTACAACAAAAAAATGAAAGTAGTTTCCGTAGAGAGGATTAGAGAGGAGTTACTAAAATGTTTTAAACACGATACAATTAAAACTTTGAGGGTTCTCAATGACTACCCAAAATTGAGAAACTATATATTCAAAAAAAATATTCTTTGGTTAAAACCAACATTAGAAAAATAGGTGAAGTACATTTATAAAATCATTGAAAAATATAAGAAGTCATTATTATTAATTTACTTCTACATATTCATTGCTCAAATCATTTTTTTGGTTGAACCATTTGTGTTAGGTAAATCAATTGATGGTTTATTAAAACATGAATACTATTGGATTGGTGGATTCTTATTTATAGAACTCCTATCCAATTTTTTTATTTATAAAAGGATGGTATTCGATACCAAGATATACACCCAAATATACAATGACATTGTATTCAACTATTTGGACAATTCGGATAGTGCGGACAAATCAACTAGAATGGGTAGAACCGATTTGGCCCACAACATTGTAGACTTCTTGGAACATCATATACATTATTATATAATGTCTATTCTCACATTGTTCGGTACACTTTTCTTTATATTCTTTACACATGTTCCCACAGGATTTATCGTCCTTGGTTGTGTACCAGTAATCTGTTTCGTTGTATGGAAATTCTATAGAAAGATTGCTCAGTCCACAAGAGTTAGTCACACCCAACACGAAAAGAAAATGGACGTATTAAACTCGGACAGTAGAGAAGATATTGTTTCTTTTTTTAATAGACGAAGAAGTATTTGGATTATTGCATCCACATTACAAGGAAAGAATTGGACCACACTCAACACGGTTAAAACTTTGTTTCTGATTATCGCGTTGATTGTCTTTACCGGTGGTAATGTAAATCTAACCCAAGGTCAAGCCATTGCCATGTATTCGTATATCAATAACTTTTTACTTTCTCTTTTATCAATCCCTGTTAGTGTGGATATGATAACACGAATGAAAGATGTTATAAAAAGGTTAACGGAAGAAAAAGTTTAAAATTTTTTTGGATATTCCAAAATATAAATTACATTTGTAATTGTAACTTTAAATTAAAAAGAATGAAAAAATTTGAGGATTTAGATTTCGAAGAAATCAATGAAGCTCCGTTCATGGTGGGTAAGAAATCCCGAATGATGTTCGATAACGGATTCGGTGTTTCAGTGGTTTCCCATACTTTTTCATATGGTGGGAAAGATGGTAAATATGAATTGGCGGTGTTGGATTCCAATGGTGAATTGACATATGAAACACCGATTACCAATGACGTAATGGGATATTTGGAATCCGAAGAAGTGACCAATATTATGAAAGATATTCAAAATTTAGACAATGGAAAATAGGGTATACGATAGAATCTTACATGTTCTTGCGGGTATTGCCGTGGGTTACTTATTGTTTCAATATTTGTAATTGACCATGGATTTAGGAAGATTCAATAAAGCGAAAGAACTCAAAGAAAAGATTGATTCGTTGGAGAGAAAACATAATAAGTTGTCTTCCGCAAAAAAATCTTGCAATTGTAGTGCTTCGGTCGAATTCCTTGTTTTTGGGATTAGTAGACGAGATACAGTTGTGCTTAACAACACTGATAATATCAGAGAAATGATTGAGAGAGAAATGGTGATTGTATCGGACGAAATAGAAAAATTAAAAAGTGAATTCGAAAGGGTATAAAAAATGACACCGAAAGAGAAGGCATTAAAGGATACAGTAAACAAGTTCACCAACTTATTGGATGGTCAGGTAAAATCCGGTGTTACGGTAAGAGGTATCATCAATTACTATGAATCCAAATTGAATAATGAACCGATAGAGATTCCCAAATCAACGGATGGTATCATGGAGAATTTCATTGAGGAATATATTAAACAATTTACAGACGAAGATGAATAAACATTTTAACGTAAAAGTATTATTACAATCAGCAACCACCCAAATATGGGCTGAATACACCATATATGATGTGGTCCGATTTGATGTGGGTACAAATTTTTATTTGTTGATAGAAGAAGATGGTACTGAGAGTTACTTCCCAATTAACTTCTCAATTGTAAAAGAATTTGAAGATAATCGATAATCATGGAACCACAAGACCAATGGGTATTTTTCAGGGACATAGATTGGTTATGTCCAAAAAACAACAGATTCAATGTTGATACCAGAGATTTCCACTGTGGATATTTCATGGACCACGCGAATCATTCTGATTGGGAAACTATAAAGAATTACCCACATTTCTTTTTCACCAAAGATGAATTGGTCACACTTCTTGAGAGGTACTTTACCGAATCAGGTGGTGAAGCTGAGTGGAGATACTTTTCATTGGAAGATTATAGAGAGGGTTGGGATTTGAAGTATCTAAGGATTTACAGAACTGAACTTGGATTTGTTGTTTGTAATAGTGAACATCGCGCATTGAAAAAATCTCTACTTGATTCAAAGGTATATCAAGATTTATTACATACACATTAAATAATAATTTATGGAAAACAAACAAACAATTACCCTTGAAGACTTGAAAGATTTTGATGTGTGGAAATCTTGGAAACACGACGAGGTTCAATTAGAACCACTCTATACTGAAAAAGAGGTTGATAGAATTTTGGACACACAAAGAGGGAACTCTTATGTGGCCGTTTATGATAAAACATTAGATGTTGATGTTGCGTCACTTGCCAGTAAATCTCCTGAACCTTGGGGATGGAGAAAAAGTAAAAACAAATGATAAAAAAAACACGACCATGATAATTTTCACAAACCACATTACAAGAATTTACAAAAACGTAAAATTTGAAGAATACGGTTTGGAATACCGGGAGAAAAAATGTATATTTTAATTATGGGTAATATAGTTGAACAAATCAGTGCTCATGAATCAAAAATTTACGATATTAAGATATGTACAAGTCCTTCAAATTAACAAAAAGACATTCCGTGGCTTTCCACAAGTTCCGTAAGAGTGCAAAGACGATACAAACCAAAGTACCGGCATACCATAATGGTATATGTAAATCCACGGATGATATAAATGGATTCGACACATATTTCTTTGTGTTGGGTACATTTAGAATGATGTGGTATGTTGAACATAAACATAAATGTGGACATAGTACCGGATAAAATTATGGAAAAGAGATTAGGAAAAATTGAATCAGTAAGATTCGGACACGGTGGATACCAAGACACGTGTATTGGTTTATCAGTTACATTAGGTGACGGTGGTTGGGGTGTTGGTGATTTCAAGGGGACATGGGACCCTGAGATGATTAAATGTTCCGAACATTCTAAATGGACAGAAGAAGATAGAACCAATAACATTGGTGAGTCGGTTCGTTTTGTTTCTAAACTTTTAAAACAAGCGAAAGTTAATAGTGTGGATAAACTAAAGGGTGTTCCCATTGAAGCGATATTCGATGGTAACATGTTAAAAGAATGGAGAATATTAACGGAGGTTTTATGATGAACTTTATTCGAAATCTACAATTCATTTTTAAACCACATTATTGGATGATGAATAATCCATACAATGAGGAATGGGATAAAAAACTAAACCAATTGATGGATAAATATCCAGTTGAATTTGGTCCTCGTAATTCCATTGATGGTGCAATTCACACTGTTAGTTTTGATGGAAATTTGGTGTGGGTTGCAAATTATCCATACTCATTTGCCACACCACATTCATATGCCCGTGATATTGATGTCCGACCCTCAAGACTAACCATTCAAAGGTTATATAATTTGGTGAGTAATGAAAAACATAAAGTGGTGTATAATAGGAATCCTTTGGCTGAGTATTTTGAAAAAGTAAATGAATCTTTAAATGAGGAACATAAGTGAAACACCAGAAAATTGGGTGGTAATGAAGATTGTTACCGCGGGTATAACCACATATAAAGTATTTGGTAGTTGGCGAGGTGGATATCTCAGCGGTGATTATTGGAGACTAAACAGTGGAATTAAAGACGTTGAAGAAGATGACGATTATTTCTACTTCAACGGATTCTCAGGTAGTTGTTACAAATGTAGTAAAAAACATTATGGTATTGCAACCACATACTGTTGGAGTGTTTTTGATTCTATGATTGAGTTAGGACTTTCAAAAGGTGCGGATGTGGTGATTATGGATAAAGATACTAACTGGTTAAATTTAAAGTCCGATGTAATTGAGAATGGTTAAATAAGAAATGGAAATACTCAAGACAATAATTAGATTTATTTTGGTTGCATTATATCTAACATTAATTGTGTTGGGTAGTGCTCACGTGGTAACAATATTACAAAGATGACAGACAAATCAAAAGATAACTCACCCTATTGTTCCATATGTGATTCATGTGGTGTGGAAGGTTGTTGTTCACCCATGGTGTGTTACCAACATCCCGATGGTGATTACTGTAAATCTTACTTAAGAGATTTGAAATTTGCTTATGTAATGAATAGGTGGTTTGAAAATAATCTCTTGGACCAGTTAACGGAAGAACAAAAGGATGCCTACAATAAAGAGTGGGATACCGCATATGATAAAGTTTACGAATGAAGATAAGAAAATACTATATAGATAAATGGAAAACGAAACATTTAAAATAATCATCAGTGGAACAATAAAAGAAGACAAAAGAATCCACATTGATATCGGTCAACCTTCAGAGGGTGTTTCAAGGATATTGGATATAGAACAAATCCGTAGTTTTCTATGTGGTGCATTATCATTATCAATCAGAGCATCCAAAAATCAGGGGAAAGCCATGAGAGAAACAATAGAACATTTGGAGAATGAGTTTGTAAATCCAGATTCATTTAAAGATATGGGTGTTGAAGAAAAATTCAGGGTAGAAGAATAAATTAGGATAATACAATGAACATTGAAACATTCATTGATGAGTTAAGGAATACGGATTTATATATTCGTCACATATACACAGAAGGTGGGTGTTATAAATTCCATATATTGTTATCTAAACTATTCCGCGGGAGTAAACCATATATATCCCAACGTAAAAATCATATAATAACCAAATATAGAAATAACTACTATGACATATATGGTAAAATAGATAATGTAGATGGATATACCAAATTAAAAGAAGAAGAAAAACATATGGTAGAACAATGGAGTTTCCATAAGAATAATTTACTTCAACTAAATGAATGTCCACATTGTGAAGAACCAATAACGTATAGTGAAAAAAAATATAATTGAGTATTAGAAATTTGTATCTTATATTTGAGAAAAAGACAAAATGATTACAGAACAAAATCTCGTTAAGTTAGGTTTCACAAAATACTATGGTGATAATAATGAATGGTATTATTACACATTGGATATAGGAGATATATCTTTAACATCTACAGAGAGTGATTTGATAGAGAATGATAATTGGTTGGTCTACATAGATGAACATTCTGATTTTGTAATTAACAATTTGAGTAATCTGAATGGACTGATTAATATCTTACACAGAATATTGGAAGGAATGTAATATGAAATATATAAAACAGTTTTGGAACCATTTGGTGCTGGTAGAAAACCACAGAATGGAATCTATGGTAAGGATGAAAAGACCTCACTCAGTTTAAACCTTTTTGTAATACAATTGTTATTAGTGTATGAAAAAATATATGCTACATAGACCACTATCGGATATGGAATCTGATGGTGTTTACTTTGAGGATTCTATAAAAAAGAAACTGATTGAGGATAGGGAAAAATTAACATGTCAGTATAGTGGGTTACCCTCTGTGGATTTTTATAGGGAGGATAAGGTGGTCATTTATGACCCCCATGTAATACAAGAAGAGTAAAAAAATCCTTGATTTTAACCCCCTAATCCAGACATTTTTTGTCGTAAGGAATTTTTTCAGAATATATATGGATGTATTACAAAAAATCCCGCTGGTCGTATTACAATCGACAAAAGTGTGTCAAAGTGGTAAATTGTGGGAGATAGTGTAGGATTGTCCCTTTCGTGAAATAAGAGTTATATTTTTATATTTTCAGAAAAACAGTATTAGATATAAACCATTTAGATGTCATACAAGGGATGGTTTTATATATGTGTATATATGTCATACACGGGGTTCGGTGTCATACACCTAAAAAATGCCAACCTAAATTCGTCGGTCATTGTTTTTTTAAACAAAACTTTCAGGACAAAAAAAAATCCTGTGAAACTAATCACAGGATTCAGTTAAGAGATTTTTTGTAAAATTACATAGTACTCAAAATACTCTTACGGAACGCGAACGCTTTCTTCTTAGAAGAGAAGTTCTGAGAGTAACGGGTTCCGTTAACACTAGCGCGAACTCGGTAAGAGAAACCATCGTAGTAGATGTGGTGAGAAACTGCTACATAAGTACTAACAGTTGTTCTCGCCACGGGTGTAGCTACGGCTTTTTTAGACCCACCCTTCTTAGGGGCTGGTGCTGGTTTCGCTGCGGGTTTGCTAGCGGGTTTTTTTGTTGTGGACTTCTTTGTTGCCATAATATAATAATTTTGTATATAAATAATAAACAAGAAAATCCTAAAAACCAAATCCTGTATAAAATATTTTAAAGAACTTGTGCCAAACTAAATCGGGGATTCCAGGGTCACCTGTCATCTGAACCCCCGCCAAACTAAATCCACCATCTCAGGTCCCGTCGACCGATTCTGATTCGGCCAAACTAAATCGGGAATTCCGGTATCACCTGTCGTCGGACTTAGCCAAACTAAATGAACAGTATGATTCCCTCCTCAGGGTCCTCATAATATCTCGGGTCACTTAGACAGACGTTACATGTGGATGGTAACAATTGTTGTTTACCCTTTAAACCGTCCACCTGAAACTGTGATAATGGTTTCGGGATTATACATCCACATACGTAACATTGCATCCGATAGATATTTAAATCTCCTCTCTCGTGTAACGATGTCAAGTCACGGTCTCTTCCCATTATAACCTGTTCGTCGACATGTGTTATAGTGTCTTCAAAGAACTCTCCTGTAGTAGGGTCCGTAAAGTATACCTTATCTCTGATGAACAGTTTCATAACGTTACAGATGCGTATTGTATACATCGAAATCCCTGATTCCCATATTCAATCTTTCTGCTCTTGCGTTGTGTTGTAAGTATGCCTGAATTCCTTCACCCTCTTCTACGGCCTGAAATATTAATTCATGTTTAAATTGTTCTGAGGTCATCACTCTTACAATTGATAACCCGAGGAGTCTCATCCAGAATGGTTCATCCACCATTACAGATTTAATCCTGAAGTACTGAACCGATTCACGAGTCACACTGAAGACTCCTTTACGTTCAACAACACAGTCATCATAGAATTCATACCTCCAACAGTCTACTTCGAAATATTTGTAGATGTATATGACCACAGCCAGTGCACATGCATATGGGTGGACGAAATATGATACAGGTACCATGGTTAGCCAACCAAAATTCATCCACTGAGATGGACTCAAGATATGATTCGGTTTTGATGCGTGTTGTTTATTGAACATAGTCATTATTTTAATTTAGCATACCCTCTTTGATTACATCCACATGGTATGGATTTCTTGGACAATGCATTAAATGGGATACTGTCCAACAAATAAACACTCTTAATTGTTGAGTCACAGTAAACATCATTCTTCCAATAATTATAAATCATCGGACCGTGTCCCTTATTGCATATATAAAGGATGTCACCCGATACGATTGCTACATCCGAGTGTTTGATGTATGTTGAGGTACTTCTGCACCCAACCACAAATAAAATTGGCAATATCAATAGTAATTTTTTCATGATTCAAATCTAAATAAAATTTATTACTTCTCTAGTTGGATATCGCGAAAAAAATCAAAATCGATTACACCTTCTTCTTCAACTTGAAAGTCCACACACATTGCCACAATCTTTCCTCTTTTCTTTGCGACATATAAACTGTATGAACCGTCACCAAAACCTGATGAGGATACGACTCCACTGTCATACACACCCCAAGATTTTTCACCTAAGGTTCGAGAACACATACTAACATACCATATTTCTCCTTCTTCCTCTTTACGACCATCAGTCATTTCTTTCCAAGGTGAAACACCAAAGAATGAAATGTCCCCATCACCCAAACCAATTTTCTCGGTGATTGAATCGTTACGGTAAGTTTCTTTTGAGAAGATACCACACTGACCTGAATCGACCCCGATGGTTGCGGAATGTTCCTCCCATCTTAGGATATCATCTTTATGGTCCTCGTGTATGACAAGTAACATTGAACATCTCTTACCCCAATCACCTGCGTCGTGTTTCTTCAGGTGGGTGTCATACATACCGGGTTTTACTTTGTCAACTACAGCTTGACACCAGGTTGGGATTGTGTAACAAGGGTCGGATACGACGACCTTACTGTTTAATTTAATCTTGTCCATTGTTATCGGTTTTAAATTGATTTGATATTAGTAAATCTAAAATGTATGACAACTCATATATGTCGAGTTCCCCTAATTGAATTTCTTCTTCCTCAACCTCACTGGTACAGATAACAAACTCACCCCGTAACCCGACCGCCGCGTATGACACACGAACATAATCATCGTCCCAAGTTGATATAGTTACCCAAACTCTAAACATCTCGTTAAAATGTAATTCATCTTGACCGAGTTCACCTACGAATCGTTTGATATTGTTTATAATATCATTCTGTAAATCCTGTACTTGTTGTTTATATGACATAATATTTTGGTTCTTGATTCAAACTTAATACTAATTCTAGAATATTCCAAATTTTTTTGTGATATTTTTCGCCAGACAAAATCAGTACATCTCCTCCATCACCTTCTTTGCTTTCTCGAAATGTTTTTCAATCTGTTTTGCAAAAGACACTAAACGTGCTTTGGTTTTTGCGTATGCAAAGAACTGACAATACTCACTGTCGAAATCGATTCCGTTGCAATTAACATTTCGTTTAATACAATCCTCGAAATCATATGCTGAATCAAAGTCGTGACTAATCACATCCTTTTTAGGGAAACCAGTGATGGTCCAAGTTGCACCGTCCCAATCTCCTTTGAAGATTGATAAACCAATGTTTGTTTTGATGTCTTCTGTTCTTTTCATGACTCTACTTTTTAAATGATGAATTGAATGTTTTGATATTCTCTAAAATCTCAAGGTCCATTGCTTGGGCCAACTTGTTTTTTGCTTTCTCCATGAAGTCCTTGTTGCCAAGCAAAATCTCGAGGTTACCGTCCGACTCAGGATGGAATTCAATTTTGTCGACAATGACACGGACATCTTTTGACTTCTTATCCTTACGGTAGAATGGAGTCCTTGCGTAGATGTACTCACGGACTTGGGTCAACTTGATATCACTAAGGTCCTCACGAATCCTCATTTGGATTATAATCTCCTCGAGTGATGCAAGTTTTTCGAACATCACTTTACTCTTAGTAACCTCCTTCTTATACAGGGCTGTAAGTTCTTCCAACTCCTTGGAATATTTCTTACCACCTCCATGGTTAATGAATTGGTCATATGAACTAAGTTCACTTGAGGACCCTACGATGTCGATGAAGACACCTTCGATTGTTTTATTTACTCGTCCCATAATTTAAAATAGGTTTATTACTGTTCTTAACATGCCAAACAAAATCCGAGGTTCAGCTGTCCCGTCGGAAACTTTTTCTTCAGAGGTTTCCATTTCTCTTTTTAGTTGAATTGCTTCATCCACCCGTATACGCTGCTCAATTGTTCTTGAGTGGTATTTGGATGAAACAATTACATTTTCTTTTATCCTCAATTCGTCAACCCATTCTTGATAGGTTAATTGTACCTGAGGTTCTGCTGTCGACATTACTTTTAAGTTATCCATCGTTATTTATTTTCAATTAATTTTTCTTCGTAAATCTTTTTAATTTCTTTTAGGTCATCTTCGGATACGAAATTAAACTTCTCCGCAAACTCATCTACACTCATACCCTCATCATTTGCGTACTCTATTTCATTGTCCAATAATCCTTCCCAAAAGTATTCATCATTGAAGTGATAGATACCTTCCATATAACCATAGTCATTTTCTGTTATGGTTCTATTTTTAATAATAGTTTTACCGCAGAAATCACAACCAGGTTCTTCGTAATATAACTCAACATCCACACCATACATCTCGTGCAACCTAGCACCAAATCCTATTGGTGGTGACCACGCCGTGTCGGGATACATTGTAATACACTCATCCTCAAAGTTAAAGTTGCAATCGTCGTAGGATACATCCCACTTGGTGCCAAACCAACCGATGTTTGATTGGTACCATCCACCTTGTTCGTATTCATCTTTTGACATATCGGGCTCACGACCGATTAAGGACTCAAAAACGATACACTCTTGGGGTTTGGATTTTGGTACATCCTCAAGAACTTTGGTAAGTAGAGCTATTTGCTCTTTAGTACCTGTTATCTCTATTTTATTTGAACACCAGTTTGGCATATCTCTAATTTTTTAAGCTTTCATTATACAAAGGTAAAACTGGGATATCATTTTACCAAATAATATCCCAGTTATTTTTTTTTACCAGGATGACTGATAGTAGAAGTCACCATCCCCTTCTTCTTGTAGAAGTGGTTCAATTTGATTGATGGTTTCATCTAAACCATGAACATACCATTGGTCGTACTCCGTTCCACCGAAGAAGAAACCGGGTTGAGTTGGAAGTAATTCTTCTGCGAGTTCGGTATCCTCAAACACCTCAACATCGTCATACATCTTTTCTCCGTTCTGCCAACCAACTTCCATCTTCACGGTCTTCTTACCTGATTTCTCCAAACTCTCTTTCACTTGTTTACAGATATTGACCAACTCCTGAAGTTGACCTCTGTCCACATATGACTCCTGACATTGGTCTTCACCACCTTGACAATTCGTTACGAACCATTGGTGAATGTGATTTGATTTTCTCCAATACGCCACACTCTCTGTGATGTATGACACACGTTCAGGTTTGATGTCGGTGCGAACCTTACTACCCTTTTTAACAGTCACCTTGTGCTGTTGTGATTTGTCTTGGAAGTCCCAGTTCTTAACGTAGGTCTTCTTGCTGAGATACATGTCTAGTCCCATGATTTTATTGATTTAAAATGTTAAAAAATTCGATACCTTTTTGAATTAAGTTCTCCGTTCTTTCCAAACGTTTACTACTGTCACATACGTAGTTACTCCTATCAGGGGTTACCCCTAAATCTTCCATTGAGAAGTTAAACTCCCACTTACCACCCACAAGTCGTTCACCTGTAAATCGTTCAACCGCGTTGTAACATTCGTAGGTCATTTTTAATTTACATCCACTTACTCTTGTAGTGTCTTGGATGATTACCACATCATGAGATTTATCTCGACCATGTAGTTTACTTCGATAAAGTTCTTTTACTTTTTTCATGTCTATTGGTTTAATTGTAATACAAAGATATAATGATTATTTCTTTTTACCAAACTTTTTTTCTACTTTGTTGCCAAACTAAATTTCGGATTTATCCTGAACTCAAGTTTGAACTTCTCGTTGTAACGGCCACCCGAACACGGACGACATGATGATGACGACCATTTACTCAAACGGTTCTTACTATGTTGTTTACCACATCCCACACAGGTCGCAACATATCTTGGTTCAGGGGTTGCAACTATTTTAGAACTGTAACAACGACTTCCATTACATCCTATTTCAATTGCTTTCTGTCTCCACACCCAATCATGGTGATGACCTGGTGTTAATGCGTGTGCAATTTCATGTAGAATAGTATTCTTTACTTCTTTCTCATTGTTTAGTAAAGTCAATACTTTGGATAAAGTAATTTGTTTACTTCTGTACTTACAACATCCGAACCTACGTCTTGCGTTATCAAATGAAAATCTCCATCCTTTAACATCAAGGTCGTGTCTGTGGATTAGTTTCTCTGCGAGTTGTTGTGCTTTGATGAGTTCCATGTTGTTTTATTTTATGCCAAACAATTTTCACCTTTTCCTTCTGTGATATAAACGCCACTTTCAATTGTGTGTAATTTCGGTACCCCATCATTATCCATGATATGACCATCGAATATCCAGTTAGGTTGGACACGTGGATTATAACGAACCCTTCTACTTTCATCCGTGATTGGTTTACCTGTGTAAATCTTAATGTCCTTACATAGTATCCACGCACAAACTGTTTTGTGTGCACCATCGAAAATTTTCTGTGCGGTACTCTTGTGGTTTTTAAATGTACACTCGGTCATTACCATTTGTACTTCATCAGGACTATAGTAGATAACATCACCATCAGGATGTGTTACCTTCCACTTCATGTAGTTTTTACCCTTGCCGAGGTTAAAACGAACTTTAATACTTTTTGACATATCGATTATTTAATTGGTTTATGATACAAATATAAAACAAATATCTTTATATTCCAAATTTATTTTACACTTTGTTGCCAAACAAAAATCCCCCTGTCACGGGGGAATTTTTTTACTCTTTCAAATCAAAAATTAATTCGGTATAATCCGTTGTACCAATCATGACTAACGGACTTTCCTTTTCTATTGAGATAACATCCCTCGCCCACGAACCAATAATTTCATTTTCATCTTCTCCCCTAAAATCACCACCACCTTGTCCGTTACCCTCACTAGTTAAAAGTGGTAAAGGGTGAATTTTTACACCTTCCCAATCTTGAATTTCGGGTACTTTGTTTTTATCTACGAATTGTTTTTTAGTGTGATTTACAATAAAAGGGTAGTCATCCGTTTTTGCAACCTTTGGTTTGATTTCGTTTTCATCATTACAAAGTGAATACAAATTTGCGTCGTACTCTTTCCCTTCACTAATAACTTTTACCCCCGGTTCTTCATCGGCGTAATCACCACCCCACACTACACGACTTTTGTAATGTGACCCTCTTCGGGTTAATTCTTTTTCAAACGTTGAAACAAAGTTGTTTCCTTGATAGGAATGTTCCATTAGTTTGAGACCATTGTCATATGAATGTGAATACATCCACGCCTTTACGGTTTCGTTTTCACCGTCTTTCGGTTTTTCACCGAGAATAATTGGTTTAAAATACTGTCCCATTTTTAATTGATTTAGGATACAAATATAATATGAATAATTTTATATTCCAAATATTTTTTAAACTTTGTTGCCAAACTATTTTTACCATCCCAGCCCTGAACGACAGTAACCAGAGCAAATAGCTAGTTTTTCACCAGCTGCTCACCAGCTGCAACAGCGCAGCTTCCAGGTCGATTTTGTTTGGCGTTACACAACCCTAATAAAATCAACACTTTACTCACGCCAAACTAAATTAGGGGCCAGCGCGCAACCAGCAGCACAGCTGCGCTTAAGCATAAAAAAACCCCTCATTGTGAGGGGTCTACTACAAACTTGCTATTTTTATCGGGTCGTTTTCGTGTGACTTTATACTTTAACCCCACAATAACATCTTTCTCATCTCGATATCTCATATCATATAAGTCACCATCGATAACCTTTCTACCCCAAAATGTTTTTGGTAATTCTTTTTTGAAAACAACCGCAACTCTTACTCCACCATTCAACATGTTTACACAATCGGTGAAGTTGTCTCCACTAAATGAAAATGTCAAATCATAGTTGGTATACTTTTTAACAAGTTCAACTCTCTTCGGTACTTTGGTGTAATCATAAAAAGTAACATCGGGAAACAATTGTAAAATGTTTTTTCTTTCGCCGTTTACATCCATATGAAAGGATTCGGGTGTAATGTCTGAAGTGTTATTTAAACGAACACTGAAGTGAAAACCTAATTTTTCCGCCTTATTTTTTGCGGTGATAATTTCTTCAACCATCCATTCCATAAAATACTGACGTTGTTCAAAAAACAATTTTGTCTTTTTAATCCTACTTTCAGTAATCATGTCATTATTCATGTTCATACGATTCATACCAGATTCGTTTAAACATAGTGCGGTACACTCTTTATTCCTCGTAGGACAAACCTCATAACCACTCAACTTTGCGGGTGCGAGGTAAAGACTGTAGGTTAATTCATCATACTTATACGCCTTAGCGTGTTTAGTAGTCATGTTAACAGAACCTAAATAATTGATTCCCGTTTCTCTTTTTGCTTGGGTCTTGTTTCTATATTTCATAATAGTATTGGTTTAACAATACAAATATAAAACGAATATTTTTATATTCCAAATTTATTTTTATTTTTTTTTCACCTGTCGACGGATTCTGGATATTGGTTGGCCCACGCCAAACTAAATCCATCCTGAACAGTATCCTGAAAATTTCAGACATAAAAAAACCCCCACATTTCTGTGAGGGTTATGATTATATTTTACTTGTCGTCTTTCGAAAAACCACGAGTAGAATACCTAACAAAAATCCTATTGAAATCGGTAGAACACCATATTTGAATGTTACTGAATTTCGAAATACTTTAATACTTCTAATCATTTTTTCGAAAGATGATTCGTTTTCTAATTTGTAATATAATTCCAATTCATCCAAATCCGCTTTTCTGTCAACTTCAATTATTTCCAAATCTACTTTTTTAGATTCAGTATAATCAATAGTTCTCCAACCAGAACTATATTCTTTGATTACTTCCTCTTTTTTAGAATCATAATACTGATTCAATTCCTTTTTGTGGAGTTGATAAGATTTCTCATCAAAGTTATTCCAATCATACTCAGGTTTCATCATTTGAGCCATTGACGTGGTTGTTACTAAAGTGAACAACAAACTTGCAAATATTGTTTTCATGTCTTTCATTTTTAAATTCATATACAAAAATATAATAATTATTTCTTTTTACCAAACTTTTTTCTACTTTGTTGCCAACCTAAATCCGTCCTGAACCGTGACTCGAAATCTTCAGGCATAAAAAAACCCCCACATTTCTGCGAGGGCTTCTTGAACCGAACATTAAATCAATATACTAATTACAGAACTCCTTCTATTGAATGTCCCTTTTTGGTGAGGTTTTTACCTTTACGCTCAAAGTTATTGTAGCCAACCAAAAACATGTCAGCTTTAGTTCCCATAACCATTGAACCTTCCAGCTTCATTCCACCATAGTTTACTTTCAGCTTACGCATAAAATCATTGAAAGAACGTTCAAGCTGTACACCAATCTTATCGGTAGGAGGAACTGGTGCATTTTCGATGTGATAACGAGTACCAACTCTTGAGAACTTAATTCCCACCATTTCTTTCTTCTCAAAGTTTGGTAAACTCTCATTAAGGCATTCACGAATTTCGTGTAAAGACTTCTTCAGAGAATTAGCCGTAGTCTTTCTTGGTTTTTTTATCATATTCAAGTTTTTGAAGTATGGTACAAAGGTAATAAGAATATTTTCTAAAAACAACAAATATTTTTATTTTGTTCAGGTTTTTTTAGTCAAACATTAAACAAAAAGTGTCTTTTTTATTGGATTACAAACATTTGTGTGTTGAAAACTACGCCAAACAACATCCAGAATCCGTCGACAGGTGAGAACATCTTGTGAATTTTTCGCATAAAAAAGGGGATAACCTTTCGGTCACCCCCAATTACTAACCCTAAAACTTAAAGTCAGAAACGAAGATTCAACTTTTCGTCAGTACGACGCTTATAGTTGTAAATGTCCTCAATCATTTCCGCGTATGATTTTTTATCACCACACATAAAGATTGAACTTGGACGAAGTTTTACTTTGTGAAGAAACTCCTCAAACTTGAAGTCGGTCTTCTTTTCCATAATGGTAAGAAGTGTACGAACAAATACTGATTTGTTGTAACCCTTTTCAAAGTAAGGTTTGAGTTGAAGTAGGTTGTTCGCCCATTCTTTCGCCTTATCCATATCACCCACGATAAACTTTCCATCGGCGAAATCTTGTTTGTCCACATGACGAGTACCCGAATTTTGAAGTAACATAATTCGTTCAGTCAATGAGAACATTGGGAACTCTTTTGAAAAATCCTCCAAAGTTTTGTAGGATTTGTTTCCTTGTTCAGAGAACCCGTGAATGTAATCTTTCTTACCCCACTCTTTCATGTTCTGATTGAACTTACGTGCGGCTTCAAAGATTCCTTTCGTAGTGTTCGGGATAGTAACATCTACAATAAAGTAGATTCCTTTACCCGCTTCTTTTGCTGCAGTTAGTCGGTGTTGTCCGTCAACTACAACATAGTTAGAGTTAACAATGATTGGGACGAGTTTTAATCCGTCTTTCTTCATTGAGTCGGTAATACGCTTAACGCGTGGAGTGTCAACCTCACGATTTACGTTGTGAAGTTTGAACATACCCAAATTTTGGGTGAACTTTACTTGAACATTTTTTGTCATGTCGTTTCTGAATTAAAAGTTAAATGATTTAATTTCGGGTACAAAGATATAATAGTTTTTCTTTTTTTCCAAATTTTTTTTAAAGTTTTTTTCAAAAAAGTTTTTCCACATACATCTTTGACTTTATGTATGACAAACATAATAAAGATTTTAAGAATATACAAATAAAATACTAGTGTTTTTTGCCAAACAAAATCGTCCAGTCGTCCCGCCTGGTGGATTATAAGTGATTGATTTTTAAAGATTTAGACATAAAAAAAGGGATTCCGTAGAACCCCTTTAAGTGTCAAACCAAACACAAATTACAACTATGAAATGTAATCTATCAAAAACTTACACATTCTTTTTTAACTTATCAAGTGTTTTTTAGATTACAGGTAATACATCAAGTTCCTTACCTTTTTCTTGATAGAACAAACTTCCACCATCATTACCCTCATCATCCATTGAAGGAATACAAAGTGTTCCGTTGTCCAATTCAAAACAAATAGGTCTTTTGTACCAACCCATAAGTTCCATTTCCTCATCAGTAAGATAACGAACTGATTTAATAACACGTCCCTTTAGGACTTTCTCACATTGGTTTACCCAATACGTGGTTAATTCTTGGTTTGTCATACGTTTAGTTTTTTACAAATGTATAATTATTATTTTATTCTACAAGTTGTTTTTTGCCAACCAATTTCGAGGGATTACCAGGTCATCGGATATTTCTCCAACACATCTTCGGTATACAAAACACCATTACCATTACGTAATACATCCTCCCACCAACGAATACCCATAGACAAACGAGGTATTGCAAATTTATCAATGTCCTCATTGTGTACATAGAAGAACACATCGTTACGTCCACCTGTATCAGGTTCACCATGTGTTGGTTGTGTTTCAATTTCTTCCAAGTACTTTACTCGAGTACCCATTTCTTCTTTGAAGAATTTTTCGAAATCTTTTACTTGGTCTTTTCCTACGAGAGTTCCCTCCCATACGCAGAGTTGATTGTAGTTTTTCATGGTTTTTACAAATAATTAAGTTGACAATAATCTTCAAGGTCACTTAAGTGAATTCGTCCATACTTTACGGAAGAATAATAACCTTGGGTTTCATAACCTTTTTTCCATTTTGCGAATGCCTCCGCCGCAGCTCTGTGCGACTTGTAGTAGGGAACATCCCTTTCAAGGGTGAACCCATCGGGTGACAATATTTGAATTTTCTTCGCCATATGATTAACGATAAAGAGTTACATATTCACCGAAATACTTTTCAATTACGCCAATCAAATTCTCGTAATCCCCACTCATCATCTCCTCCTGAATTTTTTTGGAGTCCAATCCAAGTTGTTTCGCCCATTTACCCGCGTACCCGATAAGAACGAACGCGTTCCCTTCAGGTCCTGTGAGGTCAATCTCAACCCCACTCTGTTTTTCATTAATTGATTTTATCATGTCCTTGTTGATTTATAATACAAATATAATACGAATACTTTTATAATCCAAATTTATTTTAAACTTTGTTGCCAACCTAAATCCACCCTGAACCGGGGTCACCAACATCTGTGGTAAATAAAAAACCCCCACATTTCTGTGAGGGTTTCAAGTTACTTGGTGTACTTGTCATAAAAGACTTCCATCCGTTCCATTACCACATCTAAACTCCAACCACTTGTATCGTGGTCGTTCCAATGAAAGTAACCCATTTGCAACTTTTCAATACTAGTGGGAATTGACTTGTCGTGTGAAAATTCGGGTAAACCACCATCAACAAAATCATCTTGGTAGTTACAACGATACTCAATTACGATATCTTTACCATTGAACTTTTTGGTGTAGAATACTTTTTGAGTAAATTTTCTATCTTTACCCCCATTCTTTCGTGTCCAACCATGTTCGGACATAAAAACATCCATTTGTTGAAGAACACTTTCTTTTGTTTTTAAAAGGAACTCTTCCTTTTGTTTTTTCAATTCATTTAAGAACTGATAATACTCTTTGACTGATTCGTACATAACGTGTTGTTTTAATTGGTTTATACAAATATAGTATCTATTCTAATATAAACAAAATTTTTTTATACTTTTTCGCCAATCAAATTATAGAAGACCAGCTAACAGCGCTGGTTAAACCAGTAAAACTAGCAGAAAGACCTGGAATCGCCCAGATGCCGCTCCAGGGAAATTTGTTTGGCATATAGAAACCTAATAAAATCAATACTTTACGGAACGCCAAACAAAATCAGGACCTGGTGTTGTTGACTGGTCTTCTGTTGTGAGCAATAAAAAACCCCCACATTTCTGCGGGGGTTCTAACCAATAAACCAAACCAATTAACTTTCTGCGACCAATAACTTCAAGTATTCTTTTTCAGTTAAGTGTCTAACCGAACCTCTTTCACTATTCTTTTTCTTTTTGATAAGAACACAATCACCTTGACGAACAATTTTCTCAATACCACCTTCTTTGATGTCTGTTTGAATTGTCCACGCAATTGCTTGAATTGGGTTAATCTCTTTACTGAAATTGGAACTACTTGACAACCATTGGTTAGGGTTGTTAGTACGATAAACACTTTGTGCGTCCACCCAAATAAAATACTCTCTATCGGTTGATGTGTCCTTACACTTCACAAAGTAAACATCTTCGGGTTTCCGCCAACCAAAGTCTGAACCTTCACCCCAAACATCTCCTTTTACTTCATAAAGTTCGTAGGTGTCCTCAAAGTTGTTTTTGATAAGTTCACTATTCTCACCAACCCAAAAGGTTTCCTTTGAAATAGTTTTTGAACCTACCAATTTTGGGTTCACTTCTTTGTAAATGTTTTCCAAACCCAAACAACCTATCGCAATTCTTCGTTGTTCAATGTTTTCAAGTTCCTTTGTAATTTCTTTGAAAGTAATAGGAACAATATCTTCCCAAATATCTTCCAAACCTTTGAAAGGAACATTACGATATTTTGTTTTCAATAAACGACAACCAATGTTGTAGTCAAAACGAGTGTTTTCAATTATTATTTTCATCTCTTTAATTTTTTATAGTTCACTATCAGTATAAACCAAAAATTGTTTTGTTAAGGAAACGAATAGTGTGTTACCCACAATTTTAGGTAATACATCACTATCAACCTCATCTGTGTTATATTGAAACCACTCTTCTTCATCACCCTCTGCGTTTTCAAATTCGTGGTTCATTACAACATCACTAATCTTTTGTGATATAGTGTCAGAAATTTGTTCTTCCTCATTGTTTAAGATACAATCACCTTTATAGTTAATCGCATTACCATCTTGGCTGCCAACCAAATTGAGGACTTTACTTCTGACGAACTCAACTTCTTTCTCTGTTAGTTCAACGGCAACTTCATCAGTAAAACTCTCTGACCATTCGGCTTGTGCATTCTTGTAATACACAAAATCGGGGTTTTCCTCATCTTCGCTTAGTTCAATACTGACATTACCAGACTCACCAATGTAGTGTCCATCAGAATTGACATAGAACTCAACTCTTTTGAATACATCATCATCAAAGAAACTTTCAAGTTCCCCACTTTGTACTTCTTTGTTTTCGGAATTGTAGAATGAAAAGTGGTAATCATTCATACTATCACCACCGCAGGAAAACTCCATATTTGCGGTTGTAATACCTAACTCTTTCCAGAGTGCGATTGCTTCGTTAGTTTGCATATTCGTGGATTTTTTGGTTTAATTGTTTAACTACTTCGTACGCTTCGGGGTTGTCCAAGTCCTTTACCCCATTACACATCCAGGGTTGAACTTCTAAATGTTTAAGGTAATCTTGTGGGGTTGGAACAAACTTCATTCTGAAATCTTCGGCGATATGTAACATCGCAATATCAACGACATCAACTGACTTTCCGTCGCTATTAACAATGTTGTAACCAAAAATCTTTGGAATGATAGTGTAGGCGAACCAAGTGTTATGGGTTAATAAACGAGAACTATTATTGTTCATTGTCGCCTTCGGACTATCAATAAGTTCGTGGATAGGTAGATAATCTTCTACCTTACCACCCCAACGCTTAACGCTGGACTTTGAGTGAATTAGTGGGTTCGCCATAGTTAGTCCCAAATTTGAGTTACACGACCTTCAAAAGGATTGTATTCAACTTGTTTCCCCATAACCCAATCACCCTTTTCAACTTTGAGTGGTTTATGTTCGTTTGAGAAACTTCCGTCTGGTTGTTCGTGTCTTAAAACACTATCCTCTTTAACCCCAACATCTGCGAAATCTGTTTGAGGTTCGTCAATCACAAACTCACCATAGAGAGTGTGTTGGTTCATACCTTCACCTTTTAGTAAGGTGTGTTTCTTCTTGGTTGTTACTTTGTTCTTTTTCATTTTTTGAATGTTTTATGGTACAAATATAAATCTATATTTTGTATAAACAAATTTTTTTTTTACTTTTTTTCAAACTTTGTTGCCAAACTATTTTCCACCTGACGACGGTCATCGTATCCAAGACATACTTATTACTATGATAGAAGGAATTATATACACATTATGGATTGAAGGTTTATTCGTTGTTCTTTATTACATGTATAGATTACATAAGGAAATAAAAAAAGATGAAGAAGAATACCGAAATAGATTTTTAGATGATATGATGTAAGAAAGAGCAGCGCAAACGCAGCTCATGCGCAGCTCCCGATATTGGTTGGCGTTCATAAACCATTGATTTTATTACGTTTCATCCACGCCAAACAAATTCACGAGCTGCAACTGTGCAGCTCCAGTGCACACATAACAGCATAAAAAAACCCCACATCTCTGTGGGGTCCCTATTAATTGAGTACCGAACCAATCTTAAACCAACTCAACTAACTCCTTAAATATTTCACGTTCACGTTGTCCGTAGGTCCCGAACATCTTGTTTTCGGAATTGTCACCTTTGGAAAGTGAGTGAGTAGTATACTTGGTAACCCCACTAAACAGACCCCAAAGGTTATCTCCTTTCTCTTTCAACTCACCGTTAAGGTCAATATAGAAACGAGAAAGACGATTACGTGTAACGGTAGACACTGACTTCTCATCGTTCATGTCAACATCTTTCATGATATTGAACAATGTACGAGTCACCCAATCCTCTTGTTTTTTGGTCATCTTCGTTTCAGAAAGTTTCTTAATGTCTTCGAACATTATCTTTTCTTCCTCGAGTACTCCCTCCAAACCTCTACAGATATCATCGATTCTCATCTCCATGTTCTTAGTGTGACGAACTTTCGCATTTAAATTACGGAAGGCCGCGAAGAATGTGTTCTGACAACTGATAGTAATATTACTAGGTCCGAATGCCAAACTAGTTGTACCATCGAAGGAATTCACACCGGTGATGAAACCTTCAACACGGTCGTTACCCAACTTAAGGTCGTTGGACTTCAATTGTAAATAAACCTTTTCACCGTTACCAAAGTAACCTCCTTTGTGAATTGGTAAACCAACTTGTTGAGATACTTTATCTAGTAACTCAACCATCTGATGATTCTGATACGGAAAGTACCCGTCACCATGTACAGAAAGAACAGTGTTAGTGTCTTCACGTACAATTGCTTTACTCTTAGGAACAATGATACCACTTTCAGTAGTAATTGTTTCTTCTCTTACGGTCCAATTTAAACCTACTTGGTCAAGGACTTCTTGTGTGCGATTTTGATTTGACATATGGATGTTTTTTAATTTAATACAAATGTAAAACGTTTTGCGTTATAATCCAAATAAATCTTTATTTTTTTTTTAAAAAATTTTACGACCCCGGATTCACCGTCCCATCTCAGAAATTGTTTGGCTTGTTTTGTTTAATGTTTAAGACAAAAGATTAAAAAGTGTAATACGTTTATATTGATACGTAAGGTGTCATACAACGCCAACCTAAATTCACAGTCGGACGAGCAAACGGTCAAAAGTTTTAGCAAATAAAAAAACCCCCACATTTCTGTGAGGGCTTTCCACTAACCAATTAAACTAATCTATGAACGACAAACAAAGTGTAATACACTCTATAACCAAAAGGTATCAATTAAAGTTGAGATAATCAAGTGATGTCTCTCAAAATAATTTAGTAGTTGTCTTGACTATCAAACCTATTATATGTTCTACCACGAAACACAGGTCGCTTCGGACGCTCTTCGTTGTAGTTATCTCTCTTGTTTTGATAGAATGAACTATTAATCATATCATCAACGGTTGGAACTACGAAGTCCATATCACAACTTCCATTCATCATCTTCCATTGAATTTCGTAAATCTCTTTTACACTTTCAACCACATTAACGAAAGTACCATCAATGTAGTCAATCTTAGTTGCAACAGTATCAGTTCTTTTATCGTGAATAGGATAAATGTTTTTCACATTTTGAAGGTTCACGAGTGTTGGGGTTCCTTTACCTTGATAGGTGAGTTTAATTAACATTTTAGTTTTGAGTTTTTAATTATTGAACAAATATACAAACTGATTTTAGAATATACAAATGATTATGCCAATCAAAATCGAGGGTTCACGGTCCCTCAGATATTTCCCGAGAAGACAAGAAAATTATTGGGTGGTAATTGGGTATCGATAGGGTCAAAGATTTCAAACCTATCTTCATCTTCGATAACTCCGATATCTCTACCATTGTCCCAAACCACATTGATGACTCCACCACCAATGTATCTTATAGTTCCCATTTCTCCTTTTTCAATTGGGTACTTTTCGTTGGTCATTGTTTCAACCATACGAATTCTTTTTCCGATGATTTCTTTTCCGTATTTCATTTTGTTATTGGTTTATATATACAAATATACAAAACATTTCGTGATATCCAAATTTATTTTAAGAATATTTTGCCAACTTGAGTAAACTGAAGATGACTTCAGATGGGCCCTGACGGAAAATTGGTTGGCGTGGTTTACAATATATTCAGTCACAATACTTTGTACCGCCAAACAAAATCACGTCTGGTCCGGGCTGGGCGAAACATCCAAGAATAAAAAAACCCCCACATTTCTGTGAGGGCTTCTTTCTTAAACCAAACCAAACCAAACCTATTCGTATTCTTCTTCGTACAATTCACCCGTTAGGTACATGTCAAAAGTTTTTACTTCACCAACCAAAACTTCTGTTACTTTCTCAATTAGTTCTTGACTAATACGTTTTACTCCGTATTCTTCCCTAACTTTTTTCTTTGAGACAAATGTCCAACCAACTTGTCCACTATCCCAAGGACAACTGAACCCTGTGGTATTCATTGTAATTCCCGAGTGGTCGTACAAGTAAAGTGGTAAAATAACACAAACATCATTTTCTTTGATAATTGCGTTCTTCATTTCTTCCCAACCATTGTAGTCGTTGTGGTTGTAATTGTGGTCGTCTCCAAGGTCGTAACGTCCATGAAAACAAACCATTTTTCCGAGGTTATCCCAACTGCGGGGATTGTCAATGTCTTTGTACATAATTGTTTTATTTAATTGGTTAATACAAATATATAACAATTTTATTCGTTTACCAAATCTTTTTTGCCAAACTTTATTCGTCTGTACGTCTTTCCCGAAGGTTTCGTTTTCTGTAACATCTTCCTACGGATAATTTGTGCGACGTGTCGTTGAGACAAACCACATAAACTATTCTTCTTTTGAGTATCCATTTTCTAACTCTTTAATTTTTGTTTCAAATTCATTGGTCATTTCATCAATATCAAATTGAGGTAAACCAGTTTCTTCATCAATGTAATAGTAAACACCGATTTTAATTTCCGTTGGAATTTTGTTGTTGTCCATAATGATTAAGTTTTATTATACAAATATAAATCTATTTTGATTATAAACCAAATTTTTTTTCATACCTGTCGTCGGATTATGAAAATTGGTTGGCTAATAGTGTAATACAACTTTACATAGTGTCATACAGTGCCAACCAAAATTAGGTTCTGCGCGCAACAGACGAACAATCTTTCGAGCAATAAAAAAGGGTAACATTTCTGCTACCCTTTCCACCACAACCGATGTTAAACCAATTAAATCGACAAGTAGAGGCGGTTGTGATTATACAATGCAACTGCGTTTTCTTCCGCAATTTTACCATACTCTCTTTTTATGTTTTCGTACATAATGTCTTGTGGTTCGTTGATACACTCCGATAAAAGTTCACAAAAACCATAGTTACTTTCATCAACTTCATCTTGTTTAGTACCAGGTAAACCACAATAGTATGCCTCCCCAACTTCGGAGATAAACATTCCACTATAAAAACCTTTTAGTCCAAATTGGTTAACGAATTGGTCTGCGTTACACCAAATAAAGATTGAGTTATCTTTTTTAGATAAAATGTCAACCATTGATTGGTCAATAATAAAACCTCCCGTTTTAGGAAATTGTCCAACCGAGAACAACCCCATAGGTGCGCCGTGTCCACACATCATTACTCGGTCGTGTTCTTCAATCAGTTTTCGGAGTTCGTCTTTTGTTACACCACCCGTAATAATTGTCTTATTCGGTATTGGATTGTACACAATATCCAAGAATTGTGTTGATTTGTCTTTTGGGTGAATTACCAATGTTTTCATTTATTGTCGATTTTAGAATACAAAGATATAACGAGTTTTTTATTTTACCAAATTTATTTTTGTATTTGTTGCCAATCTACCAAATTTTCTGAGGAGAAGACGCTGCGTCGGAAGAAATTAGGTTGGCTCACTTTACATATTAGTAGGTTTTTACTTTACACTTTGCAAGATTCCGCCAACCAAAATTCCCCCTGAACCGTGACTCATTGTCGTCAGGTAAATAAAAAACCCCCACTTTTCAGTGAGGGTTTCAAACTTAATCTTCAAACTCAAACTCAATTCTTGGGATACCCAACAACTCATAATCTTCAAACTCACCCCAATCGGGTTCGGTGTAGTAACGATAACGAATATCCATTGTACCATTTTCGTTCCACCAAATACGGACTTGGGTTCTGTGGTCGGATATGAAAAAACCTTCCATCCTACTCAACTGATGAATTAGAGGATTCAACACATCATCATCAATAGATACTTTTTCGTTTTCAATAACGAAATCATCTACACATTCACATTCCCCATTATAGTCAATGTAAAAATCAATGTAACATTCTTTGTTTGTAGTTGTCATACGTTTTCAATTAATTGGTTTAACAATACAAATATAAAACAATTCTCAATATAAACAAATTTTTTTTTTAAAATATTCTGTAATACAATCATACCTGTCGTCTGTACCTTCCCATCTCAGAAATTGGTTGGCACACTTTGGTTTATTTTAACCAAACTATTCCGTTCACGCCAACCAAAATTTCACATGTTGCGCTGCTGTCGACGCAACGTAACCTTCAGAGCAAAAAAAATCCCCGACTTTCGCCGAGGACTTTCCATTCATGAACCAACAAACCAATTACCTACCAAACCTTGTACTTAACGCGACATCAAACGCGGACATGAACTTCACTTGATTTTTGATTTCTTCGATTGAAAGTTTGGTGTCTCCATTATCACCAGTTTCATCATCGAAACCCATAATCAATCCATTACCCGCTAAAGGTTGAGGATAATTCCCCAACTTAAAGAACTTTGTGTCATCATTCATGTACATCAATCCCTCTTCATCTACATAGACATCGTTCTCTTCGTTGTATTGAACTACTTCAAAGGTTGAACATTTAAGGTGTCCATAGATACTTGGTAACTGACTACCATTTTCGTTTCTAACAACTTCTACTTCTGAAATTGTTTTGTTTTCAACGTCGATTAAAATTGCTCTTGACATAATTTGTTTTTTTTGGTTTAACAATACAAATATAAAACGATTATTTAATTATACCAAATTTATTTTCATCTTTTTTGCCAACTTACCCAACTCAGGAATTCGGGAGATGGGCCCTGAACGAAATTTGATTGGCGGACTTTGATTTATTTTAACCAAACTTATACCTACCGCCAAACAATTTTTGGGATACCCGCTGCAGGAACCACATCTTCTCCAAAAAAAAAGAGTGGATTTCTCCACTCTCTAATTTAACTTGTCAAAAACCTTTTGTCTTTTACAAACTTTAGGTGTCTACACTCCTCAATGGTCAGTCCAACAAACTCATTGGGTGTAAAACTGATTTCATCGGGATAATACTCAAAAAGAAATTGTTCTTCCCCATTTTCCATTGTAACGAATACTTGGGGCATCGGGTCAAAGAAACTTTTTGGTTGGTCGGTGATACGGGATGATACTACTTTCATGATTTAAATAATTAAAAGTAAAACAAATGATACGATTAAAATCATATGGATAAAAAATCCTAATAAGTCAATGTTGATTTTCATAATACAAAGGTAAAACAATTTTATCATTATACCAAATTTTTTTTTGATTTTTTTCTGAAGGAGATGTGCATCTTGAAAAACTTGGTTGGCGTACGTAATACGATACTACTCATGTGTAATACCGCCAACCAAAATCTCGGATGGATGTTCCCGCCGCGGGAATTTTTCTAAAAACAAAAAACCCCACCATTTCTGGTGAGGTCTTTCTTGTTGAACCAAAAACAAAGGTTAATTCATACAAAGGTTTTTCATCAAATCGGAAATATGATGTGGTTTGTTGTAGTTAAATTCTTCAAAAGTAACTTCATCAGTCAACTC